CCTAGAAGACAACGGAGCAATTGTACTCTTAGTTCGTGAAGGAGGCAAAGAAGATTAAGAATATAATTATTTGTAAAATAATTGGACACAAAAGCAGAATATCTAAATGTCCATTTACTTTAAACGTTTACGATGTATGTGATAGATGCCAAGGCACAGTGATCATTGGAAGTTGGAATCCAAATGAACAGTAACTCAGAGATATGGTTTGATGATGAGTTTCCTAGAGATGGAAGTTTAGACTATTATGTATGGAGGGATTTAAATGATTAACACTATTGTTTCTTTAATATTTCTTATTTTGTTTCTTTTTTCTTTTTTTTCATCTTCACACTTCTGGCTTGAAAATAAAAAACTCAAGGTTCTTGTTGCTCAAACAAAAATAGATCTTGAAATTGCTTCAAAGTTTTTTGTAGAAGAGTTTAATGAAAAACAAGATAATGAACAACAGGCAAAAGATGATTTTATAAAATTTTTGTCAGAATCTCGTGACTGGTCATATACCTACATAGAGGATGTTCAGAGTACGATTGGTAAGTTTATTAAAGATATTGAGCCAGAAATAAAATATTTTGACGAGTATGGGGTTGTTGGCTCAGCGTATCCTCACTACTATTCAATGAAGAAGATCTCTTCTGCCTATAAAGAACTAAAGGGGCTTCTTCCTGAAGACTATGGTAAACTAGAGTAGTGATAGAATTAAAAAATCCTAAAGATTTGCCTTACGCTGGCTATCAAGTCTGCGAAGTAAAAGACTGCAAAGAACAGTCTGAAAAAATTTGGGCATCTTCAGAAATAAGAATAATAGATTTATGCTTAAAGCATTACGATCAATTGAGAAATGAAAGGTATACACCATGAAAGATATTATATTATCAATACTAACAGGTTTTGGGTGTGGCGTAGTATTTGCTGCATTCAAATTGCCAGTACCAGCACCACCAGTTTTTGCGGGAGTCGCAGGAATTATTGGTCTATGGATTGGTTTTACAGTACTAACAAAATTCATATCCTAGGAGGAATAAAATGAATACAGAACAACTAAAGGCAATGCTAGCATCATACGGAAGATCCGTTCTTGGTGCAGCCATCGCTCTATATATGTCTGGGGTTACAGATCCTAAGACACTTGCATACGCACTAATTGCTGCAATCGCACCTGTTGCATTGAGAGCAATCAACCCTAACGATTCTGCTTTTGGAAGACTACCAGAAGTACCAGAAGTCGAAAAGGCATTGAAGGCAGCGGGACTTAGGGTAACACCTAAGAAGTCTCCAGCAAAGAAAGCAGCAGCAAAGAAGTAACTAATTAGATTAGCAGGCTAGGGTAGTTGACTAGCCTGTTTTTCTATGCTATAATTAAGGTACCTGCCCGATAGGGGGGTAAATTAACTTATTCGCTTGAAAGGGGAATAACATGGTAACAACAACCTTGGATCTATTTAATGATCCTTTTTTTATTGGCTTCAACAGAGAGTTGAGTCGCCTAAATACAGCACATAAAACAAATTCACAATCATATCCACCCTACGATCTTCTAAAACTAGATGAAGATACATATCAGATCTCATTGGCTATTGCTGGATTTTCCAGGGAAGACATTGATGTCTCAGTAGACAATGGAACTCTTATTATTAAGGGTGAGATTGTAGAAGTAACAGACGCTGAAGTAGTTCACAAGGGTATCGCTGGTCGTAAATTTGTACGATCATTTGCTCTTGGAGAATATATGGAAGTTACTTCTGCAGAACTAAAGGACGGCATGCTACATGTTCATGTAGTTCGCATTGTTCCTGAAGATAAAAAGCCTAAGACAATCAAAATCAAGTAGTCACTAGTCCTGAGTATGACTAAAACTGCTCACTATTCATCTAAAGTTAACTTTTAGTTTACCAATTATAACAAAAATTTACATTCAGATCAGATATACTATAAGTATGAAATTTAAATTCATTGCTTTACCAATAGCATTAGCCATATTTGCTAATGCTTTTTTTATTACTCCTTCACATGCTGATAACCTTCAAGGTGCTGGATCCACATTTGCTGCTAACTTTATAGACAGATGCAGGGTCGAATTTATGAAATCAACAGGAGATTCTGTTGTATATGGAGCATCTGGCTCAGGTGCTGGAAAGAATATGTTTACAAATGGAATAACAGACTTTGCTATGTCAGATGTTCCTTATTCAGGATCAGAACAAAAACCATCAAAAGAGTTCACCTATGTACCATTAGTTGCAGGGCCAATTGGAATTATATACAAACTTGATGAATATAAGATTACTATTAAGATGAGCAGAGATACACTTGCTAAAGTTTTTGCGGGACAAATAACAATGTGGAACGATCCACAAATACTAAAAGAAAACATGATAGGAGCAAGACTACCTAAGATACCAGCAACAAAGATTAGAGTTGTATACCGTGTTGATGGTTCTGGAACTTCAGAAGTTTTTACTTCATATTTAAATGCAGTTGCTCCAGCAATCTGGACAAAGCCAGGCAACAAAAACTTTGGTACTGCATTCCCTGGAGACATATCTAGGCAGTATATGAACAGTGCTTCTGGATCACATGGAATTGCAATGGTACAAGGAACAACAAATGGATCTATTGGATATAACGAGATATCATATGCAAGAGGATTAAAAACAGTCTCTGTTGAGAATGAGGCTGGAAGGTTTATGCAGCCAACAGTAGGCGCAGCCTCAGTATTCCTTGGAGACTTTGTTCCAGATAAAAGCGGGGTAGTTAAGATTAACTATAAGAACCCTAATAAACTATCTTATAACATATCTACTTTTACATATGGAATAGCATATAAAGAGAAAAACTCAAAGAATGATTCAGTTAAAAAGTTCTTTAACTTCATGCTTGATACCTGTGGCAAGAAGGCTGAGGACTTGGGATACTCCCCAATCAGGAGCGCTATGCTTAAGTTCTCAAAGGCAAGAGTAGCAGAAATAAGTTCAAAACCGTAGTATAATAGACACTATTCCGCTTAAGACTTTAAAAGGTTTTGCAACGGATGCTTCCTTGATGGAAGAGTTGGCAGGAGTTGAACCTTCGTGGCTAATAGACCTGAGCAGTCGTCTCTAAACTGCTCTTTTCTTATGCTATAATTATTAGATGATAAAAGAGGGCGACTTTGTTATGGGCATGACATCAGAAGGCATGATTCATGGCATGGTAGAGCATATTATGAGTGAAGGTGGCACCTATGGTGTTCCTGGAACAGAGTATGCAATTGAGTCAATGCCACCAGAAAACCCAGCAATGGCTGTTAGAATTTATGAAGAAGAAGACGGTACATGGGAACCAACAGCATACAGTATTGGAATGATGTACAAGGATGCTGAAGTTATTGATATAAACAATCACAGCATGAAAGAAGAAGGTATGGATTCAGAAGTCGCAATGGCAATGTTTGATTCTCAATTGGGCAAAGCAGAAAATCCAATTATGCCAACAGAGACCTACCAAGGTAAAGAGTATGATGGTTGCGGATGCCCAACATGTAAAGAGTTAAATGTAAACTGTGAGAACTGTCCTGTTTGTCAGGCAGAAGAAATGAAGAGCGATTGCTGTTCAGATCTAAACAAGCAAGCACCTTGTTGGGATGGTTATGTACAGCGTGGAATGAAGCCAGGAGCAGACGGTAAGCCAGTTCCTAACTGTGTTCCTGCTGCAAAGGCTTTGTTTGCTGATTTTGGCAAGGACTACACAAAGGTACAAACAGAGAGACACTCACTATAATGCCAAAGAAAAAAGCAGCAGCGTTTAATCCAGTACAGATAAAAGATGGATGGATTGTTAGACTATATAAAGATGGTCGAATTAAGTCTAAGATCGCTCCATACGAACCAAAACATCCTAAAAAGTAGAGTACCCCTGGCAGGAATCGAACCTGCGACGCTTGGCTTAGAAGTCCAACGTTCTGTCCACTGAACTACAGAGGTGTGGTACACCAGGTAGGACTTGAACCTACGATAGCCGAATTATGAGTTCGGTGCCTTAACCAACTTGGCTACTGGTGCTAGACCTTATCTTGCTAATAGACCAACCAAGAACCCAACCATAAACATTGACATACCAATTACCCAGTGATAAGATTTAATTAACTGATCTTGAATAATTTGATACTTAATATTATCTGGAACAAAAACAAATTCATCATCGCCCATGTCAATCTTATATTTACTATTCACCTTGGTTAACTCCTTTTGTCATAACTAAATAACATACTACATACCCTGCAATAAAAGCAGGAATTATAAATAAATAACTTATCATTGATATACTCCGTTCTCATTAATCACGATTGCCATCCCAGTCACCAATCTTAGTAGTAGGAATTCCATAGTTTTCCCATAACTTAATAACACTAGGGTTATCATCTACTGCATGAAAAACATTCCAATGCTTCTTAATCTTAAGTAGAATATCTTTTTTAACTTCATAGTCTGGTCTGTTGTCATCATCACTACGCATATATAATGCGTGATGTCCAATATCGTTCTTGGCAAGCCAATAAGATGTTAGTCCACGCCAAACTTCTTTTCGTGAGGTAACAATAATAATATGCATCTGATCAAAGAATGCCTCATTAAGCATTTGGACTACTTCAAAATTTGGCAGGGCATCTATAGAAGCCTCATGAAAAGCCTCATAGTCCCTATTAGAGCCACGAACATGGTGGATGTATGGATCTACATTGGCTAGCGTTCCATCTACATCGAATATTACTGCTAAGGGTTTCACTCGTGCTCCTTCATATGTTTAGATAAACTTTCATTAGCCATGATTCCCCATCTTAGTATCCATTCTTTTTTGCATACTGGACAAGTTAAAGACCTGTTGTGTTTTGTTTGATCCATAGTTCTATTCTACTCCTAAGAAGTTTGAAAGTCAAACGCTTCCAGACATAGACTCGAACTATGATTCACGGCTTCAAAGGCCGTTGTCCTGCCATTGGACGATCTGGAATTAGTAGCCCTACAGAGAATTGAACTCTGCCCACCAAGATGAAAGCCTGGTATCCTAACCACTAGACGATAGGGCCGTGGAGCGAGTGACCAGAATCGAACTGGCACAATCAACTTGGAAGGATGATGCACTACCATTATGCAACACTCGCTTGTTTATTCAGTATAACAGATTACTTGTTCTTATGTCTTTTACAAACAGGATATCTAGAAGCATCTGCACCTCTAAGAATAGGTCCACATATTTCACATTTAAGTTTAAGTTTAAATTCATAGTTATCTATCTTATTAGACAACTCAAACATTGCTCGTACTTGTTCTTCTTTCATTCTTTATCCCAGTAGGCTTTCCCAAACTCATCATAGTCATCCCAACCAGCACCGTTTAAGTCTTTGCTTAATCCTTCTATGTCAAGTAAATAATATGTTCCCCAACGCTCATAAGGCTTATTAAGGATCTTCCACATTTTTGCGTG